ACCTTGTTTTACTACGGAGGCAAACAATCGATTTCCGATCCGTACTATTTCAATAATGTGAATCAATATGTGTTGCCATTGATGACATCTTATTCCGATTACCCTACATTGTCTGCGAGTTATTCAACGGCGTTTGGTTTGGAATTGTCATTGCGTGGGGATGCCCCCGTCAATTCAATGTATATGATGTATTGGAATGAGTATTTGTCACGGATGTATTCCACACAATCGCGAGTGGTTAAAATGACGGCAGTTTTACCCGTTGGGGAATGGTTGAATTTGAATTTGAATGATACCATCGCCATTTCATCCAATTACTACAAAATCCAATCCATCAAATACGATATGTTGACCGAGTTAGCCAACCTTGAATTGGTTACCTATCCGAATGTTGAGATATTGAGTTTCACGACTACGGGACAAAAGCCCGATTTTACCAACCCAGTGGAAACACCATTTGGGCAAACCTATTTGAAGGATTATTCGGTGGCAAAAGGCATAATGAATTCGTACACATTTAATGGGCAGAACTATTTGGATACGAACCAAGACATCGACTACAATCAAAACAATGTGTTTAGTTTGGTGCAACAAGTTGAAACATTGCAATCCATTGTTCAGTTTAACCAAATCACGATGTACCGAAGCACATTGAGTGCGCCATCCACAACCGATTCAACCACATGGGCAACAATACCAATGGAAGCACAAGAATCAATTGGATATGTTGACAATATCACCGCGACACTATCCCCATCCAAGTATGTATGTACCGATGGTGGCCAATACAAGTTTTGTGCAACTGTGGAAATGGAACAATCGGGGAACAAGCACACCCAAATGGCGATTTTGTTGAACGGGATTCCAACAACGGCCATGGCAGGAACTTCGGCGGATTACGACATCGAGTATTTCAGCTGCATTTTGGATTTGGCACCAACGGATGAAGTTACATTGGCATGGAAGCCAAAAACGGGTGGAAGCCACACAGTATATTTTGAAAATTGTAACTTTTTAGTACTTAAAAAATGATAACATTGATTATACAATTAGCACAAAGCCAAGAATGGTATGGAGTATCAGATGTTGTAGAAATTGCAAAGGGTAAAAACCAATACAAAGAAACTTGGTGGCAAACAACAAAACACATTAAAAGAACAATAAAGTTATGGCGGAAGAAGTTGAAGTAGTCGTTAAAACGGATACCAAAGATGTTAGCAAACTTGGTATTTTGTTGGATAAACTTGGTGATAAAATCAAAAGTGTAACCACTGGTTTTGCCAAAGGTTTAGAGAATGTAGGAAATAAATTCCGTGAACTCCCAGGGCCAATTGGCCAAATGGCTGGAGGTGTTATTGATTTAGGAAAGTCCATGTTGACATTGGTTGCCAACCCAATCGGTGCTTTTTTGACCTTGTTGGTAGGGACATTTGTTGCATTAAAAAATTCTTTATCAAAAACCGAAGAAGGCATGGATGCCGTTGCCCGTGTTACGGGTGCATTTTCGGCATTGGTTAAACCATTGGTTGAAACTGTATCATCATTGGCCGTTGTGTTGGTTGATGGATTGGGTTCGGCATTGGAGATGGTGTCTGGGTTATTTGGATTGGCTGCGGAAGAAGGTTCAAAACTTGCCGATTTGAATGACCAATTAGAGGATCAAGAAATTGCATTGGCGGAACTTCGTGCCAACCAAAACAAACAATTAGCCCAAGCCCGTGAATTGTTGTCGGATTCAAACGCATCGTTAAGCGATAGAAGAAAGGCACTTGACCAAGTACGGAAAAGCGAAACCGATTTGGCATCCAAAGAATTGCAGTTTGCAAAACAAAGATTGAAGGCGGCGAAACTTGACCAAGAATTGAACGGGGCAACCGAGGAATCCAAAAAGAGAATCAGCGAAGCCACGATTGGTGTAGCAAATGCAGAAACCGAATTGGCGGCGAAACGAAGATTGTTTAACCGAGAAGAAAAGAAATTAAATGCGGAGGCAGAACAAGCGGCGAAGGAACGGGCGGCAAAAGCGAAGGAGTATTCCGACAAACGCGTGAGTGCGGCCAAAGACATACGAAGTGCAGAACAAGCCAATTACCTGGCGGGTATCCAAGATGATAAAAAGAGGTCGGAAGAACAAGCAAGATTGGAAAAAGAAAACGCCATCCGTGAAATCAATGCGGGAGAATATACCGCAAAAGAAAAGGCACGATTGAAAAAAGCGGCGGAAGAAAAATACCAAATGGACATCACTAAAATTGCCGTTGATGCCGAGAAAAAACGCCAAGATGAATTCAAAGCGTTTCAAGATAAAGCGGCACAAGATGAACAAAAGTTCATCGATGATGCGTTTGCGTTGGAACAATTAAAAGCAACCAAGACCATCCAAAATGAAAAGGATTTGCAACAAGCATTGCAACAATTGGAAATTGACCGATTGAATAACCAAATCCAAGCCCGTAGAGATGCGGGGCAATCCACAACCGATTTAGAATTGACATTGGCCAATAAACGAATTGAAATTGCAAAAAATGAGGAAGCCGAAAAGAAGAATTTGGCACAAAAAGAATTCGATACCAAAATGGCGTTATATGATGCCACATCAAACGCATTGACGGCGATTGGTAGCGCCATTGGTGAAGAAACGGCAACGGCAAAAACACTTGCGGTTGCGGGTGCAATTATTGATACTTATGCGGGGGCAACCAAGGCATTGGCGGCGGGTGCGGGAACTCCCGTTGGTTATATTAACGCTGCGGCTATTGTTGCGGCGGGATTGGCAAATGTTCGTAAAATGACGGCAACGCCAGTGCCAGGGGCAAACGATACGGCATCCGCACCAAGCATGGGGCCAAGTGTTTCAATCGTGGGTGGTTCGGCCGACCCATCGGCACAACTTGCACGGAGTTTGGCAAGTCAACAACAAAAGCCCATCAAGGCATATGCCGTGGCAACCGACATGAGTACACAACAAGCACTTGACCGCCGTATTCAACAAAACGCAACATTCCCAGGATAATCCGTTATATGTAATATGAAAACATCATTTCAAAAATTCATGGCTTCCGATGCCGTAAAAGTTGAGTTAGGCGAAGTAAAAGTTGAATTGGCATTGCTTGATGAATTAGTCAATGCAAATATGGAAGCGGGGTCATTGTTGGTAATTCAAAAGGAATTAAGTGCCGCATTTAAGCGATTGGAAGAATCAAAGAAAATAAATTCCGATGCCCTGGCAAAAGCAAAAAAAGGATTAGAGTCCGCAAAGGCATTGGGTGATGAAAAAACGATTGGAACATTTAATCGTTGGATTGCCACATTTACCAAAGATATTGCCAGTGCAGACAAAGCAATATCACAATTGAAAAATGTAAACATTGGATTCTAATGAGAATCGTTGAACTCATATTGGATGAACAACAAATGGCAAGTGGCATTGATGCGATAAGCATCGTAGAAGCCCCCGCCATTGAATCCAATTTTGTTGCGTTAAAATCCCATGAAGTAAAGTTCGCCAAGGTTGATGCCGAAAAGCGAATTTTGATGGGGCCGATATTGATTCCCGACAAACCCATTTACCGCAAACAAGTGGTGGATGGTGAATTGGATGAATTCTATATTTACTTTTCCAAGAACACAGTTGCCAAGGCATCCCAAATGTATTTGATGAACTCAAAGCAAGGCAATGCCACATTGGAACATGAAGTTGAATTGAACGGATTGTGCCTGGTTGAAACTTGGTTAAAAGAGGACATGGAAAAGGACAAATCGGCTATCTATGGAATGAACGACCCCATCGGCACATGGATGGGTTGTTTGAAAGTAACCAATGACGATGTTTGGGAAAACTATGTTAAGACGGGCAAAGTCAAAGGGTTCTCCATCGAGGGTTATTTCGCCGACAAAATGAAAATGAGCAAAACTCCAAGCGTGATTGACGAAATCAAGGAGATGCTTATGGAATACCAAAAATCTAACAACAATAAATAATAAAGTTTTATGAGTATGAAAGCAGAAACAATTTTGGATCGCATCATGGTGAAACTCGGCATTGCCGAAGAACCTGTTGCGGTTGAATTGGCACAAGTTAAAACCGAGGATGGTCAAGCCATCTTTGAGGCCGATGCCTTTGAAGTAGGTCAAGCGGTATTCATTGTAACCGAGGATGGGAAAATCCCCGCCCCACAAGGTGAGTTCATTTTGGAAGATGGTAACAAAATCGAAGTAGACGAAAACGGAACAATCGTTGAGATTGCGAAGAAGGAAGAAGAAAAACCCGAAGCCGAAATCGTTGAAGAAGAAGTTGTTGCCGAGGATATGCCAATGAAAGACCAAATCGCGGAGGAGATGGCCAAGCCCAAGAAAACTGTGAAAACCAAAACCGAGATGGAAGAATCATATTTCTCCGCACAAATCAAAGAATTGGAAGCGAAGTTTGAAGCCCGTTTGAGCGCATTGGAAGCCGAAAAAGTTGCATTGTCAGCACAAAACGAGGAATTGATGGAAAGATTGTCCAACGAACCCGCCCCCCACACCGCATTCAACCCCGAGGCAAACGCCACCGAAAGCAAATTGCTTTTCAAATTGGGTGCCAAGCGTGAAGAAACTATCAAAGACCGAGTATTTAACCAACTTTTCTAACAACCACAAAAATGAAAAATAATCTTATCAAAACCCATTTGAGTGGCCCAACTGTATCGCCAAATACCTACGCGGGTTTATTTAGCAACAAATACATTGCGGCCGCCCTTTTGTCTGGCGAAACCTTGGCAAAAGAATTGATTACATTGCACCCCAATGTAGCGTACAAAGAAGTTATCCGTAACTATCAAAACTCAATCGACATCGCCGCTGCGACTTGTGATTTCACCGATTCAAGTTCAGTAACTTTGGGCGAATATGTGTTGACCACCACCGAGAAGCAAGTGAACTTGCAGTTGTGCAAAAACCAATTGCGTACAACTTGGGAATCTGCACAAGCGGGATTCAGCGCATTTGAAAAAATGCCCCCAACTTTCGAGGAGTTCGTAATTGCCCAAACCGCCGCCGAGGTTGCCCAAGCCAACGAAATTGGTATTTGGAAATCAAACCTTTGGTACACTGGTGGTATGGTTCAATACCTTATCGACAATTCATCAATCGTTCGCCCATTCAGCGGTGCTACAACTGGTTCAAATGTTGTGGCTCGTTTGCAAGAGGCTTTGGATTACTCACCCGCCGCATTGTACGGAAAAGAAGGTTACCAATACTATGTTGGCCCAGGCACAATGAAAGCCTACCAAGCCGCATTGTCAGCAGGTAACTACAACTTCCAATTCTATGTTGGTGAGAAGCCAATGAACTTCCAAGGTATCCCCGTAACTATGTGTCCTGGTCTTAACGACTACGACTGCGTATTGGGTATGAAGAGCGATTTGCACTTTGGTACTGGTTTGTTGAGCGATTACAACGAGGTAAAGGTTATCGACATGAGCGATATCGATGGTTCACAAAATGTTCGCGTAATCATGCGTTTCACTGGTGGTATCATCGCAACCAACCCAACTCAACAAGTTGTAATAAATGTAACCTAATTTGAGGTAAAACATAAAACTATGGGGTGGGCCTAACACCCACCCCTTTTTTTTAACCATATAATATATAAGAAAATGCCAAGTTGTGGAACATTATTAGGAAGATACGAACCATGTAAACAATTTGTTGGTGGTTTGAAAGGTGCGTTCTTCGTACCATTTGAATTTGCAAACCGCGTGACAAAGAGTGTGAGTGGTTTGGTAACCTTGATTGACAATGGTACAAATACCACCCCAATTTCAGCACCTTTTTGGGAGTTGAAGGGTTTGTCAACCATGGAAACTACTGTGATCGCATCACGCGATAACGGAACAAACGCATACGAAACCACCTTCACTTTGTCATTCAAACCAAGCGGTAAAACTCCCGTAACGGGCGATGCCGACATGGATACTTTGAAAGTATTGGCACAAGGTAGATGGCAAATCATCGTGTGGGATAGAAACGACCAATTTTGGTTGATTGGTGAAACCCTTGGTTGTGATGCCAATGGTGGAACTTCATCATGGGGCGTACAAATGGG